GGCTCGCTTCTGGCTCAACGTCTCCGATGCCTGCGCGGACATCGAGCGCTTTCGCGGACGGCGCCGTAAAGCCCGCGATCCCAAATCAAAACTCACCAAGGACAAATAGCATGGCACACGGATTGAAGGGTCTGTCTGAAAAGGGCGGCATCGCTAAGAAGGCAGTCGCCGAATCGAAGAACACCGCATCGGTCGAGAAGAAGACCGGCAAGAGCGGCAAAAATTCGAACTGGCCGGGCAAGTAGGCTCGCCGTCTCGATGACTGAAAAGACGCCGGTCAAGCATCCCCGCCCTAACCAGACGGGGCGCTCGGCTGAGCACATGGCGAAAATGCGGGCCGCTCGGACAGATGAACAATGTCGCGCCGGTGGTCTTGACCCTGAGCGCTTGGCCGAACTGCGCGCCCGCATAATCCCTGGCGTGAATGACGGCCATCGCAAGCGGGCGATCCCGGATACAGCGGAGAACCGCGAGGTCTTTGAAGGGCTCGGGCGGCTTCACGCAACGATTGAGGAAGTGGCCGCGTTTTTCCGCGTCGATGCTTCGACCGTGCATAGCAGTTTCAAGTCTGACCCTGAGTTGCGGGTTTCCTACGAAACCGGCAAATCGACAGGTAAGGAATCGCTTCGGCGAGCGCAACTGAATGCCGCGCTCAACGGAAATCCTGCGCTGCTGATCTGGCTCGGCAAGGCCATCCTCGGCCAGCGTGAGGACGTGACCATCAACGTTGACGCGAAATATGTCGTCGGCATCCGGCGCGAGATGTTCGAGAGCGATGATGAGTTCGAGCGGGAATATATCGATGTGTCGCCCGAGAAGCCGAAGAAGCTGAACGGGAATGGGGCGTCGAAGCTGTCGTGAGTGGGTGGCGTGAGGAACGGATTGGGCCGCATCGTTTGGTGCTGGGCGATTGTCGTGAGGTTTTGCCGACGCTGAGTGGGATCGATGCTGTCGTAACCGATCCGCCCTATGGCATTCGCTTGAACACCAACAACAGCCGCTTTTCTGGGGGCAATACAGCTAGTGTCCGAAAGCGCGGAAACGGCATTGGTCCGGCGCAGGGTTCTTCAATAAAAGGCGACGATGGCCCTTTTGACCCTTATTTTTTGGCGGCAGTCGGCAGGGAACAGATAATCTGGGGGTGGAATAACTTCCCCGATAAGCTTCCGAGGGGCGCGTGTCTTGTTTGGCTAAAAAGGAACGACGCGGCTTTTGGCTCCTTTCTAAGTGACGCGGAGCTTGCATGGCTGAGCAAGGGGCATGGCGTTTATTGCCGACGCGATCTTTCGAACAACAGCATCACCAGAGATCGTTGTCATCCTACGCAGAAGCCCGTTTCTCTTATGGAATGGAGCCTTGGCTTCGTTAAGGGGGATGTTATTTTGGACCCCTTCATGGGTTCTGGCACAACCGGCGTCGCTTGCGCGAAACTTGGTCGGAAATTCATTGGCATCGAGATCGAGCCTAAATACTTCGAAATTGCGTGCAAACGCATCGAAGAGGCCACCCGCCAAGCTGATTTGCTTATCCCGAGCGCGGCGGCATGACCGACGCCGAACAAAAAACCCTTTTCGCTTGGGAACCACAGCCCGGACCGCAAACGGCACTCCTGAAGTGCGGCTATAAGGAAATCCTCTTCGGCGGCAGCCGAGGAGGAGGCGTCCGGCCCCTCGGCTTAGGTTGAGGGGCGCAATCAAGCAAATCCGATGGGGTATTGGGGAAGTGGGCCATAAAATCAGGCGTTTACGGCCAGCATTTTAACGCCGTCCTCTTCCGCCCCGAGATGCCCGGCACCGATGACCTCTGGCAGCGCGCTTCCGACATCTACACTCCGCTCGGCGCTAAACCGATTGAGTTCAAGAAGACGATCATCCTGCCGACTGGCGGCAGGATAAGGTTCCGCCCGCTCGAAAACGAGAAGGATGCGGCCAAATATCAAGGCCAGAACATTTCAGACGTTTGCATCGAGGAAGCGGGGCTTTACCCGAGTTCGCGGCCAATCGACATGATGTGGGGCGCGCTCCGGTCGAGCCACGGCGTTCCAACTCAAATGATCCTAACGGCTAATCCTGGCGGACCTGGCCAACTTTGGATGAAAGAACGCTACATCGACCCCGCCCCGCAAGGCATGGTCCCGCTGATCCGCAAACTCAGCAACGGCGGCACACACAAGTACATCTATATTCCGTCGCGAGTGCAGGATAACAAAGTCCTGCTCAACAACGACCCTGATTACATTTCTCGCCTCCACCTCGTCGGCTCCCCTGCCCTCGTCAAAGCATGGCTCGAAGGCGACTGGTCCGCAATCGAAGGCGCGTTCTTCCCCGAGTTCTCGATGTTGCGCCATGTCCTCCCCGCTGCGGCTCTGCCCGGCTGGTGGACGCGGTTTCGCTCGATGGATTGGGGGTCTGCTCGGCCTTTCTGCTGCCAATGGTGGGCGGTTGCGTCCGAGGACTGGCAACATCCGGTCACGCGCTACCTCATCCCGCGCGGCGCTCTGATTTGCTACCGCGAATATTATGGCGCCAGCGCTCCGAATGTCGGCTTGAAGCTGCCCGCTGAAGAAGTCGCCAAGCGCATCAAGGATATGGAAGAGGGCGAAAAGGTTGAGCAAGCGTCTTCGGTTATTGACCCTGCTTGCTTTGCTTCTGACGGCGGCCCCTCGATCGCTGAGCGCATGGCGTCACAGGGCGTGTATTTTCGCCGTGCCGATAATCGCCGCATAGCTCGCAACGGGCGCATGGGTGGCTGGGATGCGGTTCGCGAGCGTTTAGCCGGCGACGAAGATGGTCGGGCAATGATCTATTTCTTCGATGTGTGCCGGGCGATTATCCGCACGCTCCCGGTCATGCAGCACGACAAAAGCATGGCCGAAGATTTGGACACCAACGCAGAAGACCATGCGCTCGATTCGGCCCGCTACGCCTGTGTCAGCCGACCTTGGGCGCGCGAAAGGCCCAAAGGCTTGCACGACCTCATTGTGCCATGGACGCACAAATCCACAAACCGCGATGGAATGCCAATCAATTGACCTCCGCTGACGCCAAAGAAATGACCGGCGACGCTTTCGCTGATTTGCTCTCTTCTTATATCGAAGTGCTCGCCATCGGCCTTGCCGCGTCCAATCCATCCGTCCCGCCTCCGGTGCTTGTGCCGGCGCTCGCATCCGCAATGGGCCGCGTTCTCTCGAAATTCACCGTGTCGCATGATCTGATGTTGACGCTGCGGCTGCGCAAAGATGCCTCCGAGGCGTTTTCGGCTGCAATCAAGAAGCACGTCCCGGCGATACAGCACGCGACCACCGCGAGCATTGTGGCGTCGTAGTATGGGCGTCTTGCAGAGCGAAATGCAGCAGTCCATTCGGGCGCTGACCGGCACCACGAACACCGTCGAGGGCGATTTTCTTGCGCTGTTCGACCTCGAAGGAATCGCCGCTGGCACGTTCAATGGCCGCTTGAAAGCCTGGGCCGATCACCGTCTAGGCGGATCGCCGCATCCTGATATTATGGGGAGCTTGAATGCGTTGGCTGTGACATGGGGCTTTGACGCCTGGAACAACGTCAACAACGTGCCTCACTGGTAATGACAGATTTCAAGCGCGTAGAAGCCGGCCAGCCCGCAGAGGAATGGCTTGGCCTGATGGGGCTCGCCAAAAAACGCGAGCAGGATTGGCGTAATCAGGCGCGCGAGGCATTGTCTCGATATCGCGACGAGCGGCCATCCGAAACGAACCTACAGTCGCGGAAGTCGCGCAAATTCAATATCCTCTGGGCCAATACCGAAGTCTTGATGTCGCATCTCTGCACGGACCTCGGCACACCTGACGTTCGGCGCCAATTTACGCAGCCCGGCAAAAAGACGCGTGTCGCCAAGCTTGCGGCCGAAGTGCTCGAAAAGGCGATGACGGTCGAGGCGCATGGCTACGATATCGCACATGAGTTCGAGAACGCAATTCAGGATCATCTCTTGCCCGGTCGCGGCGTTTGCTGGCTGGAATTGAACGGCACAGCAGACGAAGACGGCGAGTTCAATTGGCTTGATGCACTTGTTGTTCATGTGCCGTGGGACCGCTTCCTGCACGGCCCCGGCGACCATTGGAATGAGATCCCTTGGGTTGCGCGCGAATTGCCATTTACGCGCGAGGATCTAAAAGACCAGTTCGCCGAATATGCCGACGATGTGCCGCTCGAAAACATTTCGGATGTTGGTGCGCAGAACAAGAAGCGCAGCCTGTCCGGCGAGGATACGACCGCCGCGCTCGTTTACGAGGTATGGTGCAAGGAGAACGGCCAGCGCTTTTATATCGCTGACGGCTTCGACAAGATTCTCAAGGCCGACGACGACCCGTACCGGCTGAAGCACTTTTTCCCCTGCCCTCGCCCGCTTTACGCCCTGAAACAGATCGACGGCATGGAGCCGACGCCGCTGTACTGGATGTACGCGGATCAGGCGGCCATGCTCGACCGGCTGACGACGCGCGAATACCGGCTGTCCGAAGCGCTGAAATATTGCGGCGTCTACGGCTCGCTCGGCGATGATCAATTGCCGAACATGGGCGATTTGGACGATGGGCAATTTGTCCCGATGAAGAATTTCGCGATCCTCCAAGAAAAGGGCGGCATCGCGAATATGTTCATGGTGCGCGACCTCGCGCCGATCCAGCTTGCCCTTGCCGCCGTTACCGAAAAGAAGCAAGGCATCATTCAGGACATTTATCAAGTCACGGGGATCTCGGACATTATCCGCGGCCAGTCGAACCCCAACGAGACATTCGGCGCGCAGGAATTGAAAGCGCGTTTCGGTTCGAACCGTTCAGCCCGCTGGCAGCGCCGGGTGCAGCGTTTCGTTCGAGACTCGTACCGGCTCAAGGCCGAATTGATCGCCGAGCATTACAGCCGCGGTCAGTTGCAGGAAATGACCGGAATTTTGATGCCGACGCGCGAAGAACAGGCGCAGGCCAAGCAGGCGCTTGAACAAGCGCAACAGATGCAGAAAGACGCGGCGCAGCGTCAGGAGGCCATCGTCAAACAGGCGATGCAGCCCCCCGCGCCGCCGCAAGGAATGCCGCCTGGAATGCCGGGCGCGATGCCACCACAAGGCGTACCAATGCCGCAGCAAGCCCCACAAGGATTAGCGGCATGATGTCAGCGCCCATGAATGGCGGCCTTGTGCCGCCCGCGGGGGGTTTGTTGAATGGGGCGATGCGGCCACCTCCGCCGCAGCCCGGTCAGCTCCCCCAGGCCGCTCCACCGTCCCCCGCGTCAAATCCCCAGGCCATGCAAGTGGCCATCGAGCAGGCCAAGCAGCAAGCGCCGATGCCGCAGATCGACCCGGATTCCATCGCGGAATTGCAGGCCATCGTTGCCGCGACGCCGTGGGAAGACATCCGCGACATCCTGCGTTCGGATACGCGTCGGCTGATGATGGTTGACGTTGAAACCGACGACACGGCTTTCGAGGACGAGGAAACCAAGAAGGGCGCCGCGATTGAATTTATGGGCGCGTTTGGGAAGGTGATGCAGGAGCTTATCCCGGCCGTCCAGATGAACCCCGCGCTGATCCCGATGGCCAAGGAACTCGCGCTGTTCGTGGCTGGCTCATACAAGGTCGGGCAAGCCTTTGAAGATGTCATCGGTGATACCTTCGATAAGCTCGCCAAGATGCCGCCGCAGCCAGCCCCGGACAAGGGCAAGGGCGCAGCAGGCAACCCGCAGGCCGACGCCATGAAGGCTAAAGCCATCGAGATGCAGACGCAAGCGAAGATCCAGGCTGATCAGGCGACCGCGCAATCCAAGACGCAAGCCGACGCGATCAAGTCGCAATCGGTCCAAGCCGAGACGCAAGCGCGGCTCCAAAACGACGCGATGGACAAGCAACAGGCGCGCGAGCAGCACGCGATGACGATGGCTGAGCGGCACCAAAACATGGTGCAGGATCAGGAAATTCATCAGGCCACGATGGCGCAGAAGACGCAGCAGGCCGAGGTTGAGACGCAAAAGGGAGTGCTTCAGCTTAAAGAGATGCAGGCAAAGCTCGCCGCTGCTGGGCTGCCGGCGCAACCGCTTGGCGCAGGCGTAGCTCAAGGAAACCAATAAATGGCTAAGCTTATTCCTGGCCTCGGAGGCGTCGCTACGGCGCATCCAGCCCCGGCAGGCACAACCCAGTCTACAGCGATGGTTCTTCGTGAGGACTTTGCCTATTTTACAAGCGTTGTTGCGAACTCAGGGCTTATTGTCCAACCTGGGAATGACGGGGATGTTTGGGCGGTCTTAAATCAAGACGCATCAAATTCATTTTATATTTACCCGCCTGTAGGCGCCACACTGAATGGCGGAGTGAAAAATGCTGGCGTCAGCTTGCCCGCCCAAACATCGGCGATCATAGCATGCTTTAATTCAACGACATATGGCCTGGTCTATGCGGCCCTCCCCTCTGGGACTGGAACCGGAAACGTTCTGAACACCGGAACGCCAACAAGCGGTCAAATCGCAGCATGGACAAATTCAACAACGATCCAGGGTACATCGACGCCAGACTTAGGCACGCCATCCTCTGGCAATTTAATAAATTGTACATTGCCAACGGCAAGCAATTCTGTCCTCGGCGGAATTAAAATCGGCTCCGGTCTCTCGATTGATGGAAGCGGTGTCGTCACGGCATCAGGAGGGGGTGGGGGCGGAACAAGCGCTCTATGGCAGTTTACTTCCTACACATCGACAATTCCGCTTGATTCTTTGCGCTATATGCCCGAACAGACCGTTGCGGGAGCAATCACGTTTACGCCCGCCGCAAGCCCTTCGGCTGGCGCGCAATGTTATATCGCTCTTATCGCAGACGGATCGCACGCCCCGACATTTTCAGGAATGAAAGAAAGCGGCTATTCATCAGGCTACAACAACACAAACGGAATCGAAAACGAAATTACTTTTTGGTATGACGGCGCATACACTTGGTACTCTGTTAGTCAAGAAGTAAACGCGCAAGCGCTTGCTGCGCCTACGGTATCGGCAGCCTCGATTGCAAACGTCAGCCCAAATATTATAGGCGTCACCTTTACCACCAGCTT